GATTCCTAAGTTAATTTTAGCTGTATTAACAGTGCCGTCAGCATTGATATCCCCGAACGGATTACTTCTTGAAAGGCTTAAAGTGTTAACCGAATTGAGAACAAATGCAGTTGACGCTTCCTGTGTGGTACTTGTTCCTGGTGCGGCTGTTGGAACTGTTGGGATTGCATTTGTGCTATTCAGGATAAGCCATGATGATGCTGACGCTGACCATTTAACTGTTACATGGCTTCCTGATGCTATTTCACCGCTTATTAATGTTTGCCCAAACTTATTTAATACTGGATATGCACCCAATGAACAAACATTTAACGTACTTGATGTCGTGTTTGCATTTGCAGCCTTGAAGTTAACTTCCATGCCATCAGAAAGCGACAAAATACCTGGATTAATGTTAACAACATATGCATTTGATGTACCGGTATCTACGGCATATCGTAATGAGTTCTTCTGGATGCCATCAACGATCCCACCCTGCGGAAGAAAAGGAGCGTTTGCATATACAGCGATATTGCCAGCGGTGACCGAGGTAGCGCCCTGAGCCACCGTAATAACATACAACCCAGTACATCCAGTATCTGGAGACGGGGTTATTTGCTTTCCTGTAGTAGCTGCGACACCTGCCTTGAGAGATACGATGCACATTCCCTGCCGGACGGTGAATTGTGCTGAGCCACTGTTATTTGGGCCACTCCATGCCACCGATGGGTTGCTGGCATTATAATAAGGGAGAACGGTAGATCCGCCATCAACATCAGAATATGTAACCTGAATCAGATAGTTAATGCTGTAACCAGAAGTTGATGGCGCTGTCAGCGTGAATTGCTGAGCATCGAGCACATACCCCTGCTTTAGAATGCTATGAGTTGTATCCGCTGGAAGAGAGGAATACGCAGTTCCATCAATGTTTTGCAGGCTGTAAATCTGTCCCGCCGCTACGTTTACTACCATAGATGCCGGGCTTGATGGTGTGCATGCAAGACCGTGAACGTATGTATTCCCGCCCATTAAAGAAGATGCGAGCTTTGCCAGTCCAAGCATTGAATATTTGTTGGTATTAAGGAGATCTGTTTCGAGTGGAATTGCTCCAGGATAAACAATCTGACGATTCATATTTTTCCCATACAAAAAAGGCCGCCCGCTGGCAGCCTGTTTATGAATTAAGTTAACGGTAAATTATTCGATGCGAACCCACACTGCGGTACCTTCCATCTTCACAGAAGCGACTGCAGCGTAAATTTGTGCGTCAGTGACGCTGGTTAGCTCTGAGTAAGAGGCGTATTTACCGCGCGAAGGCGTTCTATATCCTGAAACTGTTGAAGTATACCCTCCAACATACGGTATTCCTGCTCCAGTTGGCCTGTAAGCTATAACAAATGCCTGATATGGCATTGAAAGTGAGCCATACGCTCCTGCTACGCCATATCCAATGCATGGCATATTGTAGCCACCGCAATCCTGAGGTCTTGCTGGTTCGATTATCTTCGGAGTATGCCCCGTTAAATCCTCAAGAACCTTAATTATTGCCTGTCTTGTTCCCCTTTCTCTAAAAAGATTAATCCTTATGATGTTAAGGAAATCTTCATCTGTTTGCCCAGCCTGGCGCTTTATCCTTTCACCGAAGAAATCATTTGCAATGATATCAAGCCAGCCATCTGTAGCGGTAAGTATCCTCGTCTGCAGTACCGCATAAGCGTAAAGTTGATATGCCCATGAAAGTGCTGAAGCGAGTCCATTTAAAACGGCATCAAGTATTGGGGTTGAGTCGTTAAACCACTGGACGGGCAATACTGATTTCAGTCTTCTGACGAAATCATCCTGGTCACCTGTTGCCATATGATCCTCTTAACTTATAACAATGGTACCAGAACGAATAACCTGCTTCACGGTTGCGGTTAAATCAGCAGTAGCCCCATTAATAGTAATATTGGTTACGTTTGTAATATAAGGACTTACCCCATAAGCAAGGGATGCAATCTTTGTTACAGGGAGAGACTGGCCAAGTGGAAGTGATGCTATGTAATTTGCTATTGCCGTGTTAACGAGAGCAATAATATCGTTATGAACTGCAGATGATGATGTGGTAATTGTCGCTGACACGTTAGCCGTGACAACAACTGGAGCAAACACTCCGAATGTGATCGTAAAACCCCTAACTGCATCTATCGCTGTATAAACAGTGTTCATAAAATTACTTGTTGGGCTTCCTGAGCCATCGTCAACAACAGCATAGAAATATCCATATTTAGTATTTCCTGCATAATCCTGGTTTTCTACTACCTGATAGGTAACACCTTGCTGAATACTTGATATCGCATATTCAATCGCTGACTTAGTAGCCTTTGATAAAGATGCAACCCACAACTGAAATCTCGCTCTGGCTGCGTCATCTGACTCTGCGTCGGCTCCGTTTGCAAATGAGTTGGCATTAGTGACGGTATCAATTCCGGGAATCACTCCAACGATTACCGTGACTGTATTTGCCGAGGCATTACCAGATGAGCCTGCAACAATAGCTGAGACAGGGACTGTTACCGATGCTGTAGACGCAGGAACAACATATCCAGACTGTGTTGAGTCATATGCGGGGTTGGATGTGTCAGCAACAACCAAGAATGATTGCGTACCATCGGTTGTCTGAACTTGCGATCCGGCTGGAATAAGTGCAGCATTTGTCGCGGTAAATCGTGAAAATGTCACATTCCCTGTGGCAGATACAGCAGGCTCACGATAGAACCCAAAATCTGCAAACCAGGTATCCAGATCTGCACCTGACGATGTTGAAGCTCGGGTAACGACTAAGAGATTAACAATCAACTGCTGCAGCCACAGGATAACGCCGCTATTTGATTCAACGATTGCACGCAAAATGCTGCCGATCGTAAAATCAAGCAACTGAGTGCTTTTGGCCTGAATAGCCGTAACCTGCTGCGTTACAATGTCTGAAAACGACTTAATATTTAGCGCCACGGATTACCTCGTAATATCGAAATTCAGAAATTCAGCTGTACCCGAGACTGAGTCGTTGTACCTGACATCAACGTTTACGCCGTTATCTATCGTTTTTAACGTGACTACCGGCTCCGGTATCCTTGCCACGCAATCCTCTAACTTCATCTGACCTAAAATCAGAGCTTTCCATTCCGAGACGTTAACGTGCTCGCCGATTTTCTTCCCAAGCCCTGCCCCATACTCAGGGTGAAAAACAAGCTCGCCAGGGTTGGTGATCAGCCGTCGCAAAATCCGTTGTTTTCGTCTCTCTGTGCCAGTGACAGACAAAAGGTCGCCGCTGGGCGATGCGGATAAATCCGTGCCCACATAGTGGAAAATGTCGAACATGATTTGGCCTTAGCTGATTTGCTGGTTTGGCTGGTTTGTGTTGCTTCCAGCGCCGTTCTCGTGATGAGTGTGGCCGTTGTAGGTGGTGCGGATTGTATTCATTGTCCCGTGAGCTCCATTCATATCGGCAACGCTGCCTGATGACTGGAAGTTCCCGTTGTTCTGGATGTCTGCGACTATAGTCATACCTCCAGATGCCGTCTGTGTTACTGCTCCTGAGGCACTATCTGTTCTTGAGCCATCGCCATTCAGGTTGATGCTAGTCCCGGCGCTATCCTGAATGACAACCTTCCCGGAGTTGAGGAACTTAAGCATCGAGCCTGACTGATGGACTATCCATAGCTCACCAGATGGCGGGCCTGGGCTACGGTCTTCGTTGTTATAAAACTGACCTCCGGCCATTCCAACCCCGATCGTGCCTGAGTCAAAATCAATCTGAACCTCTGCACCAATCATCGGTCCTGCCGCAAATCCCCATCCATTCCCTGCCCACGGAGTGCCAAGAGGAATCCATCCTGTTTCCTCACCTGTCGGCTGCAGCGATGCCTTTATGGCATATTCTTTCGGGTCATAGGCTGTAATGACACCCTGCCGAGTGCCAGCGAAGGAACCCATAGACTGTTGAGCACGCATCGCCATCATATTCATCAGATGGTTCATTCTGTGGTGATCTCCAGTGCTGGTGAGTGATTTTTCCCTGAGATGGTCATTGTATATCCCGTATCCCAGTCAATTCTCCGCGTAACAGAGTCACACCAGAACAACTGGTCAAACAGAGACTGCGTCCCTTCTATTCTCACCAGGGTACGAGGTGTCAGGACGTTATCGCCGAATGTTGAACAGGTGAACTTAAGTTCGTGCAGGACTATATCCCTGTAAATCTTCTCAGCTAGCGCCTGCGCCTGCTCTGGAGAAAGCCCGTTGCGAATAATGCGATAAACCTGAGTCTTTGGCGTCGATGACCCGGGACTGGTGTTTCTGGCCGCCTTAGGATAGTAAGCGGTGAATTGCTTATTTTTCCGCTTGGCACTCCAGCTCATCACTTCGACTGTTACGCCTTTGGAAATTGTCAGAGTGCGAGAGAAACGCAAATCTTCAGACACATTCGCCTGCGGGTAAGCTGTTGCAGTGCCTGGTGGCACATAGCGAATTACATAGTTATCAGCTTTTGCCTGGTCAGCTTCCGGATGGAAATAGAGAGTGTCACCCTCAACCCATACAGAATACCCTTCGAGGGCGGCAAGAGTAGTGAGCAAATCCCATTCAGTCTGCTCACCTGTAAGATGAGCAGAGTCTATCTGGTAAAACTCACCAAACCTCTGAGTGGTTGCCGTTACCTCTGATTTAAGCCCCTGACGCTCCGCAAGCATCGATGCAATCTGGCTGGATGTGTAGTTTTTGAACGTCTCTCCTGCCGTTTTCGCATCAATAAATAGAGCGGTGTAGTCGCGGCCATTAATGGTGATCGTAAATCTTGCAGGGTCAAAATCCCAGGTATCGACATTACCCTTGATAAGCATTTTGGAGTCGACTCCGGAAGTTGTGCGAATATCAGCCCATAGCTCAACCGTTACCGTTGTTTGCGTGCCCCACCATGCTAGCTGCATTGATGCAGGAAGTGCTGAAACAGCCAGCTCAAGGTCAAATGTGCTTGCCCCACGAAACCCGTTACTGACAACCTCAAAAGACTTGAACTCCACCACTGTTCCATTCAGATAGCAGCGGCCGGATATGTGACGAGAACCCGGCTGCAATATTGGGTTATTTACGTCCATATTCAGTTAGCCGTTGATGATGGTGTTGTAGGAATGGTGATGGTATTAATGCCGTTTAGTTGTGGGTCAGTAAGACCATTGACTTTTGCCAGGCTATCCCAGTAGGTAGCATCACCGTATTCGTCTGAGGCGATCTGGTAAAGGTTACCACCAGAAAGCGTTATGCTTTTCACGCCGTTAGCCGTCTGCCCTGTTCTGACGTTTTTGTTAACCCTTTCCAGCACTGAACTGAGACTGTACAAAGCCGGTAGCTTGGTCATTCCATCTGCCTGAGTAAGAATATTGCTGACAGTTTTTGACACAGGGTTACCCGGGATAATCCCGCCAAGGGTTGTGATTTCACTAAGTGAATTCTCGACCGATGAAATAGACGCCTGGACTATTTGTTGGGCAGCAATAACCGGCCTAACCACAGCCTGAACCTGAGTTACGGTTGCCGTGGCGAAGTCTTTGACGGTTCTTACGGCACTCTGTACGGTGTTGACAGCAGATGTAACGCTATCAACGTCTATTACGCTGGAAAGGTTAAGTGCGTTGCCGATATCGCTGTTTATGAGCGAATTAAGAGCCCCTGTTAGCGCATCGGTCTGTAGCGGGCTGGCGTTGTTCTGAACCACCGCAAGAGTGATACTGTACGGCCTGCGAAATTCGAACTCGTATACTGGATTAAATTCGGTAATGACAACATCAAACGAATAATCAGCAAGTGTAAGCGTTACTGTTTCACCCGTATCACGCATCTGCTCAAGAACTTTGACGCGGGATGATGTTGTGTCTCCAGTGAATATCCCAGACCAGGTGATCGGGTCGTACTCAATGCCTAGCACATCGACGAGGCGTCGCCCGCCAATCATCTGATGAGTTACGGTCTTTTGACGCCCGGGGATAGTAATGCGTTCTGGTAATTCGAAATCAAGGAACTCGAAATCGCCAAGAATCAGCCGCGTGGCTGACAGGTTAAATCCTGACGCCACGCTGCTTACTGTCGAGGAGAGCGACGACAGGCTGCTGAAGAATGACATGTACTCTCCTTATCTGGTTACGAGGCTGCCCATACCTGCATGAATCAGGCTCATCGTTGCATCCGTTCCGGAAGTACTGGATGGTGCTCTAGATGCTTGTTTCGTCTGGTATGTGGTAACCGTTTCTGCGATTTTCTTGCCGTCGAGATAGGTATTTGATGTGACCTGAACAGGGCGATCATTGCCGGTAGAAACTTCAGGCGCTGACATACCCTTAACAGTGCTCTTCATTCCATCCGCGTAAGACATTCCACCTGATGAGGTATTTTTCATCGCTGAAGCATAACTCTCAGCGAATGTTCGAGGGGCGGACTTTTGAGGCTTGATAACTGCATTTGGGGCTACTGGTTTAGCTCCATCATTGCCTTTTTTGGTTATGGCGTTTATGTCATTCAGAAGCGTCAGTGCATTATTACCAACATTCCTTTCACTGGATGTAAGGATGTTTACACCAGGTATTTTGTTTAACAGCCCGACTATATAGTCAAATAAGCTATCCCAACCACGCTGCATCTTTGCTGCAAATGAATCAAAACCTTCAACGAAGTAGCTTCCACTTTCTTTTATTCTTTTTCCAATAACAGCCATTATCTCTGAAAATTCAGATTTCATTTTTGTTGCTTCTGGTTTAACTGACTCGCTTATTTTATCCCAGTTCTTGTAGGTCAAATAAGCTGCACCAGTGGCAGCAACAGCCGCCCAAACCAACGGTCCTCCAAGTACAGTAGCCAGCGAACTTACAACACCAAGGGAAGCAACCAGTCTGGCCGCCATGATAGAAGCGCCAAGCAATATCACAGCACCTGCAATAGTTGTTAATCCTGCAGCAGCTGCCACGGCATAGGTTGCCATCTTTGTCATCGTCGGGTGTTTTTCTGCGAACTCAGACATTTTGTCGAAGAGCTTCGCAAGCCCCAAAGTCAGCTTGGTAACGACCGGGATAAGCTGCAGACCAATGACCGCCTTGAGATTCGTCCACGAACTGGATAGCGCCAAAGCAGCTCCATCAGGAGAATTCATGTACGTGTCGTAAGCAGCGTTATAATCCTGAGCATGACGGAATATGGCGGTATCTTTCGCGAACTTCACTCGGTTCAGAATGTGTTGACCAATAAAGTTACCGGTGTTCCTGTTGAAGTTTTTAGCAATAAGCTCAGCAACCTGCTCGTCAGTCATTCCCTGACCAAATCGTGCCCTGACATTCTTAGCCATTTCAGCAGCAAGTTGATCAGGATTTGCAAACATAGCCGCATACTGAGACTTCAATCCGCCAGCAAGCAAAGACTCTCCGCCAATGCTTTGCATGTAGATCTTGCGTTCATCAGACGACATGCCTTTCATGGCGTCCTGCATCAGCTTCAGGCGGTTTTTGCTAACACCTTCCTCATACATTCCAATGTCAGCAAGGAATCCTTTGGCTTTCTTGTCCATGTGGCCGCCAATGAGCGAGCTAAAAGCTGTCATTAACGCGGTACCAGACTGGAAGCCGCCATTCATAGACATCAGGCCAGCAAACTGACCATATAGATACTCTGGTGATAGCAGCGCATATGCCATTTTACCGGTCTGTGATGCCTGCAAATAATCTTTAGGGCTGACACGGTTTTCGGTGGCTAATTGCACCTGAGTAGCCATCGCCAGTTCTTTCTGGAACTCTTTGGGGTCGTTTACTACTTTCCCGCCACGGTGCTCAAGGGCTCGCGCCATAGCATTAACAGCACCGTCGGCCGCCCTTTCACCAAGAGCTGCTTTGATTACTGTTTCATATCGAGTGAACTGTGGAGCAAGCTCTAAAGCATGGTGCAGATCGCCAAATGCGGTATGTAAATCCTGAATGAGGCGAATATTCCCGGCAATCGTTGACCCAAGTGTTTTGTGGGTCTGTTCCATTGCCGTGGCGTTAACCTCGGCCATTTCCATGGCATTAAGGTTGAGCGTTTTAAAATCAGCTTGCGCCATGGCAACATCTTTTGCTGATTTTAACGCAGCATCCAGTCCCTTGGTTAAGCCAAACCCGATCGCCATCAGGCCGCCGCCTACGGCAGTCATTTTCCCAATTGACGTTAATTGATTTCGCAGTTTTGCAGCGCTATTTTCAGCGGTGGCGAAATGCCGCGTCAGGCCAATAAGACCAGCCGTTACGTTTTCGGTAAGGCTCAACCTGACCGCAACTTTGTAAGCTTCGATATCCATTAAATAACTCCGGGCAGGCAATAAAAAACCCGCCGAAGCGGGTTAATCAGTTCTTTTTAGAAACATTCGCTGTATCGAGTATTTTTCTCCGCCTGGCGAAGTCACTATGGCGCACTCATCGCACTTATCGTCCTGTCCTGCGACATTAAACGTGGCTTTTTTCAGCCTTTCAAGTTCAATGGCATCCCCGCTCGATGACTGTGCATATCCAGAATCATCTTTAGTGGAATACACACTTACGCGATCGCCTTTTATGCAGGTATCTTTTGTGCATGTGCCATTCTGTTCCGCATAAATCGTTTCCATAGAACAGAACGCAGTCGTCGGCAGAAGGAGAACCACTGTGAGATAAGTCGAAAGTTTCATTGCCATCACCTCTGGATGATATTTATACAACTATACCACCAAGGTCGTGCAAATTAATGCAATTATAAATCCCTTTCATACCCAAGAGATGCGTGAACAACATCACCACCACATATAGCATTCACAGCTGCGCGACCGATAATCCCCTTAATCGCTGCTTCATTATGAATAACGGCAGGCCCAAGTACCGGTCGTGGCGGAATCTTCACTGTTCCGAACTCATGGAAAGCAAGCTTCTCTTCTTCCGAGCCAACAATGGCCTCAAGCCCTTCTGACTCTGATTTGATGCTGTCTCTCATCTGGCCGGTTCTTTCCAGTGGCGCATTCAGAGGATACCCAAGTCGGGATTTTTCTTGTTCTGTCGAGTCTGCAAGGTCATCCCATGCTGCAAATGGCCCTACTGCTGGCTGATAAAACCCGATCTCATCCTGAGCGGTTTTCTTAATCTGCTCCGCAACCTTAGCGAGTGCCGTTTCTGCATGTTCCTGGACGGCAATTTTGGCTGCTGCAAATGTCAATGCCGCATCCATCAGGCTTGAAAGCTCTTTCATTCTTTCTTCTCCCATTTCCATGAGTTGAAGTCAAAAACACCGCCTTCAAACTCAGAAAACACGATGGACATAGCATGTTTTTCATAAGGCATTAACTCCGAAACAGAGAATGCAACGTTGAAAGGAACCCCGTTTTTCATTAACCAGCACGACTCTCGAAAAACGGGGTTCTTTGCTAGTTTTTTGTTGCTTCTTTCTCCGCAGCCACGCCACTGGCATCATCTGCAACTGACTTATACAGATGCGCAGCGATAGCATTCATACCCTCGCGGCCAAGAATTTTCATCCTGCCTTCAAGTTGCTGGATATTCTGAGGTACGGAGTATGCTTCCCCATCAATCTCTGCTGCGCAGGCTGCAGGAATGGCGTAAGCCTGAACGTACACTACGTTTTGTGAGCGCTCTGAACCAATAGCAAAGATGAGGCGCGATTCTTCCAGTGGGTCAAGCTCACGAATGACGATCTGACGACCACGACCATCAGTGATTACGTTCGAGTCTTGCTCTGCAACCACTTCGTTAACCTGTGTGGTTTCTTTTACTGTTACGTTTGGCATTTATCAGGCTACCTGTAAACGGCGTTTAGAAGTGAATGTGAAGGTCTGACGAACAGTCTGATCGCCCTGCTTTTTACCCGGGTCAGTAAAGTTAAACTGGACGCCGGTATAGCGATAAACAGATGTTCCGCCATTGGATTCGGTAATGGTTTCTGTGATGGTGCCTGCAGCGCGGTTGATGCCAGCAAAATAGTCTGATTCCCACTGAGCCCACCATGAGTCGAGTGTGGAATCCTGACGCTCAGCTTCAATCGTGCCCTCCCAGTTTTTGGGGATCATGAGCGTATCGGTTTCGCCGGTGATTTTTGTGACGTCGATTTGGTTTACTTTCGGCTTTGCGTCGAAAGAGATAACAACAGGAATCGTAACAACCCCGTAAGCAGTGTTGATGTCAACCTGGACGTCGCGACCTACTGTGTAGCCGTTAAGAGGCATGGGTATTTCTCCATAATAAAAAGCCCTCACGCAGAGGGCTTATATTTGACTTGTTTACAGGGTGGCGTTGCTTGAAACGGACACTGTTACGCTTGCACCACCTTCCAGGTTAATCAGGAAGAAGCGCGTAGTTGCCAGATATTTAACCTGTACGTCTGCAACCATATAGCCTAGAGCGACGCGGTTGCTTGGGTTGTTACTGGCATCGAGTTTGACGCTGAATGCCGGGCCACCATTCGGGTCGCCAATCATTCCGGCGTCTACCAGTGATTGCAGGAATGACTCAATCGTGGACTTCGTCGAGCGTCGCAGGTCGGTAGTTTGCGGCTCACCTACAACGTAACCAAACGATGCCGCCAGCGTCGCTGACAGGTAGTTGGTCATGCGGGTGTAGGTATCATCGTTCTGGGTTGAAGATGATGCAGCGTTTCTGCCTGAGCGAAGGCCGAAGTAGTTACCGCCAGGGCATGGGTTGGTGATAACGTCCAGACGTGCGTTGCTCAGAGCGCCGATTTCGCTGATGCTGTAAGGCTGGTTTGCGAGCTGGCGTTGCGTCGCCACAACGTTGGTGATCGCCTTGTTGAGTGCAGAGATATGCGGTGACTGGGCAGCATATTTCGCAGCAACAAACGTTGCCGGTGCGCACATGCGCGAGCTCAGGCCGTTAACAGTATCATTCCAGTAAATCCAGTCGCCAACCAGTACCTTCATCTGCCATGAATCGACACCTGATGAGTTCAGAGTGGTGGCAAGGGAAGAATAGGTAACGCCTGCAGCTGCCTGGGCGATACCAAATACCCCTTCAGACAGACAGTAGGTATTGATAGTAGGCCACTGAGTTGAATCGGTAACGTCTACCAGGTTAAGCACCTGCACGCCAGAGCCACGCAGCGAGTACATCCCTTTGCGGGTAGTGCTGGTCCCGTCTGTGCCGACAAGCACAGCATCAGTGATGGTTGTATTGCCATCAGTACCGCCAGTCAGCGTCCATACAGTGGTCGTATCAGGAACCGCAGTCGATGTTCCGATAGAGGCCAGGACATACTGACTTGCGCCACGTACAGCAGTAATGCCGTTGTTTACCGCGCTGACAAGGTTTGCCCACAGAGTCGCGCCTGACCCTGTGATGTTGTCAAACACTTCAGGGGTCTGGCCTGGGAAGTACACGGTCAGCTTGTAGCTGTTAACTGCTGTACCAGTGGCGACCTGCGCAGTGATGGTGTTGCCTTTTGTGCCGGTATATTTCGCCGTCAGCGTCATACCAGTCACAGGCGTGCCAGCGGTGTCTTTCAGTGCAATCGCAGCTGCAAGGTCAGTACCGTCAGTTACGCGAACGCAGCGCAGGTTAGTTGCGCCAATCTGGAGTGAAATGGCGATAGCGGTGCAAAGGTCGTATTTGCGAACCTGCTGAGAGCCGAAGTAGATAGCCTGGTCTGTGTCGGAGCCGATGAGAACCGGAGAGTTTACCGGACCCCACGAGGCAATGCCGACAATACCCAGGCCATCGCTTGGCACGCCGTTGATATAGCGTGTTTTTGGTGCCTGGATGCCAACATAGAGGTCAGCAGCAGACAGCGCGGTAGTGTTCAAGCTACCTACTTGATAAACGGGCATATTGGTTCCCCAAATAAAAAACCCGACACATTGGCCGGGTTATTAGTTGACTGAATGGTTTACTCTGCTTTTGCTGCCTTGTAGACATAGCAGGCCAGTTCTCCAGCTAAAATCTCCTGGATTTTGGCTGCGTCCGAGATGCGATCACCAATCTGGTAATCCATGAATGCATGACGCACAACCAGCTCATAACCGAGGTCGGCTGATGCGGTAGCTTTGGCATTATCGGCCATTTTGTTACTCCGGAATGGTTTTGATGAGGTTTCCTGACATATCGCTGACGTTCATCGTCGGAGCGACAATCTGGGTTGCGGTTGCGGTCTGAAGCGAGCTGAAATCGGCGCAGAAAATCATGTCATGACGGTAAACCAGGTATGACTGAGCCGAGTCACTTGGCATTGAGCGCTTATACCTGAGCACCGTAGGCGAGCCATCTGGCATATTCAGTGACGTTAACGCAGAAAGGCCATTGTCTACGGCAAGAGCTGTAGCAGCACGAACTGCAGGAGACCCTGCCCATACCGTAACCTGAAAGTCCTTTTCCTGACGGCGAAGAATGCGACCTACCACGTCTTCTGATCCGATTCGAATCTCAAATGCGGCTGTTGCCGGTAGCGTAATTACCGCGCCTGAACTCGATGCGCCTGATATCTGCACCGCAAGAGCTGTTGCTATGGTTGCCAGCGTATCGCCTGACTGCACCGCGTAGGTGTGATGCTGCTTATTGCAGTAAAGGTTGATGTTTGTCGGGATTGTTACAGTACCAGCCAGCGTGATTTGCTGCCCGTTCACCGTAGCTGTAATACCTGAAACGCCTTTAGATAACCGACGCCACGGCCTACCGAGAGACTCTGTGAGCTTTTTTTCAGTCGTCAGCGGGTAAACGCTTATGTGGCACTTACCAGCATCCAGATCGCGCTCCAGACGCTCAGGCTGAGGCCATCCAGGATAAATGTACGCTGCAAATCCGGTCACCGATGGGTTTGATGTGCCATTCGGGTACATAATCCCGGCAATAATCGACACCAGAGTGTTTTGAATGCCGTATACGTCAGCCATATCACGGCCTCACTTGTTGTGCTGTCAGTCGCCAGCCCAGGTCAGTCTGCTCAGCCGACGTCAGCTTGTATCGACCGCCTATTTCGTCGGTGATGATGTCAGCAGTTCGCAGGTAGACGCCGTCAACGAATGGGAGCAGGACGTTAAACCAGGGGTTTTTAGCATCAGCCGGAAGGCCAACTTCATTCTTTTCGCCCTTGCTACCCTGCAGCATTGAACAAGGCCAGTTGGTCATGATCGGCACTTCATTCGCTGCAGTGTCGCCACCATAGCCAAGCTCACCAGGCCCAGTATCCATAGACGGGCGGGAAATCGTGATTGTGCGGTTACAGCTCACCATAAGGATTGGCAACAGCTGTTGCATAGCAGCAACGAAAAGCGTTCCCTCGATGCCAACAAAGTAATCACCAACCTGCCCCTGAGTGCCGTCGAAAATCCCGTACCAGGTAGCCTTACCGTAAACGTTCGGCTTGCTGTACTTCATGTCACAAGCGTTGAGCGTCATTTTGAGCGGCGTTAACGCATTGCCTGCATCAAGCGGGTTTGAGGCAGACGTTGGTCGAAACCGCTGGTAGGTGGTTCCAACTACACGAGCCGCCTTCGCGTACCCTTTGTACATCTTGAGCTGGATTTTCTCGCCATCCATGCATCACCCCCTGACGACCTGACAACCACCCTTACCCAACCATGGGCCCGGCGGAATGCCGATGAATGAGCACATCTGGCGACGCCACTTGTTGAAGAGGTTCATCCGATCTGATACCTCGTTTTTGTTGTGCGTCCAGATTGCCGCGATATCGGTGTCGAGGTTGTCACTGGCATCTGTAATGGCTGTTTCGAGCACTGCTAGCTTGTTCAGATAGGTGTTGATAAGCACGCTTTCTTCCGAGGCGCTCATGCTGTTAAGGCGGCTGTAAAGTGTCTCCCATACACCGGGAGACACCCAACCATAAGCAAAGTCACGACTGGCATCTGTTGGAGTGCTGCCAATCATTGGATATCCGGCGTAACGACGTACGTCCGTCTTCTGCTGGTCAGTCAGCATCTCTCACCGCCTGTTATTTGTCTTCTACCCAACCGCCAGAGTAGTAATTCACAACTTCATCAGGGTGAACCTGTGCGGTATGCGGGGCGTCATATTTGTCAGGGTCGCGCTTCATCATCACGAATGCGATTTCCTGCTCATCGCTTTGTGCTGCAGCAGCGCGTGCTGCACGCTCTTCTTTGGTCAGTCCTGCCATGATTACTCCAGAAAGAAACAAGGGGCCGAAGCCCCTTTGCATTTACCCAAGAACACTCGCTAAGGGTATTTATTTATCACCTAACCCAAAAGGATGCAGCTGTGAGCCGGTTTGATGTTCTGCACACCCCATGCCGCAGCGATTTCATAGCGAACGCGACGGTACTGTTTGTACATGGAGACTTCGAACGCCATGCCAGTGCGCGGGTCCTGAATCATCATGCGGTCATCGGCCATATCGCCTTCTTCCGGCAGAGCTGGCGCACGGGTTGCCAGTACGATAGCGGAGCGGCTGAACGCGAAGTTAGCGGTATACGCAGCAGCCAGGGTCACGGTAGAGCCGCTGTTTACTGCTTCGCGCAGGCCAGGAGCGCCAATGGTCAGGTTACCGCCAGACAGCGCAGAGGTAACGACGTACTTGTAGTTGCCGATGGTTACCACGTCACCTGCGATGATGGTACCGGAACCAGTCTGAACAGGAATTACGGTAGCGCCGATTGCCAGAGCGCCGTTGGTTACATAGCTTGCGCCGGTACCAGCAGTGTGACGGGCTACGCCAGCAGATTCACGCAGCACAAAGCCGTGCAGTTCCAGCAGAGTACCCTGAGCACGCAGCGCGGTAGTGCCGGCTTCGTTCGCTTTGGTTAACTGAGCCAGAGTACGGATGTTTGCACCGGCAGTGGTGTCGATTACGCATTGCAGATCGCTCAGTGGCGCACCGTTATCTGACAGGATTTTACGCACCTGCGCGGTATCACCGAGGGTGGAAGCAAACGGCGTGGTGCCAGCAACACCAGTAGCGCGAGAAGCCAGATAAGCAGTTTTGCCTACGTCAACTTCGATTTCGTTTACCAGGGTACGCATTGCCTGGGTGATCTGGTCGCGGCGGATGTTCGCATAGCCAGGACCGGTGTTGATACCTTTCTGTTCTTCACCAGTCCAGCGGAATGGAACCATACGGGATTTGGTGATGGTGAACGGAGTGTTACCAACGGTCTGATCACCATCATCTGGTGGCAACTGACCAGGGCTCACGTCCTCAGCAGGCGCTGCTGGCGTGATTGGGATACGGATTGCCTGGTTCAGAGCAGCACGCTCAGCGGTGGCGTCCAGGGTGACGGACGGGATAAAACCTGCCAGTTCACGGGATACGATGTCCAGTGATTCGTACAGGTCGGGGACAAGGCTGGTCAGGGTGTTAGCCATTTATGAATTTCCTTCTTAATCGGTAATGGTTACGCCGCCTTTGATTTGCTCCATCTGCTTGGCAGGCGGTAGCGCTTCAAATTGCGCGCGTGAAATTGAGGTTTGGTTATTGCCGCCACCCTGACCGCCTTTCGCGCCGGAGCCTGAAGCATTCGAGCCCTTAAGGATGTGGTCTTTGTATGGGTAGCTATCGATGAGGATTTCCAGCGCTTCGTCAAATCCAGCCACTTCACCCGGGTTGCTGCGACTGAAAAGCTTGTTGCCTTGCTTGTCATACGCAACTACCTGGTCGCCTTCTAGTTTGAAAGCGTCACCGAAGCGTGCCTGAACCATGTCGGCAGGAATTGCCATTTTTTCGGTAATGAACGGAGAGCGCAGGAAACTGCCGCCAACCTTTTCATTCACCAGAGCAGCCTGAAGTGAGTCACGCTCCTGAACGACAGGTGCGTACTTCTCTTCGATCGCCTTAATGGCTTCTGAACGGACTTTGTCGACTTCACCGGCATCCACCAGTTTTTTAGCGTCGAGATTTTTGATGGTTTCCAGTGCCTGCAATGCCGCTTTAGGGTCCTGAATGCCTTCAAATGCTTTCAGTGCTCCCTCCGCTGTTTCTGCACGCTCTCGGTGTGATTTTGCTTCACCGTTCAGGCGAGAAATAGTTGCTACAGTACCTGCAACGTCAAAGGCGATCTCTTTACCTTCATCGTTGATGTACACAGGCTTGCCATCAGAGACTACTACGTGGCCGTTCTCATCGAGTTTCAGTTTCATTTATGGTCATCCAACCTTGCTGTGAGCCATCCGGCCCGGTGCGCCGCTCTGCATCCGCAGATTTCGGCAATAAAAAAAGCCCGGTGATTAGCCGGGCTCGTATTCGTGGTTAACGCTTACGCGTTGAGGTTTGTTTTCGTGCTTTCTGAGCGCTGAGGCTGCGACGCAATGCGTTTTGCCTCTTCATCCCAGGTAATGTTGTCTTTCACCAGTCCACGCCGCTGTAGCTCGCTAAACAGCGTCTCGTTAGAGATGACGTCAGCGATATTCGCATCGAGGAGAAGTTGCGCAGTGGCCTCAGCTAGTGAAGCAGCGCCGAAGTCGTTATAGATGGTCAGAGAGCCGCCAGCCTTCTCTCCAAGCCACTCAGCGGTAACCTGAAGCATCTGGTCTGCTGCATCTTCAAAGTCCTGCACAATGCGTTGTAGAGCGCATGTACCGGCTTCATCTTCTGCTCTTGTCTGAGCTACTGTAATTCTTCCAGGCTTAATGACGAGAAGCTCAGCACCAATCTGACGCATCAGGTCTTCAAGGCGCTCAAGGTCTTTACTGCCGGACTCGATAGCTTTCCCTGAGTGCTCTACATATTTGAGGTCAGCCTGGTCTTTCTCTGAGATAACAGCCGTCGAAGCGCCTACCGTAATATCTTCGTCAGGGTCGAAGCCCTTACCGAACAGAATCGGCACGCGAGCAACGTGAAGAATGGTCTGCTGGTCACTCTTTGACTGCCAGTGCTCTACATTGAGATAGGCGAGCTCAGTCAGAGGTGGTTTTGAGCACATGAAGCCGAGCTTTTTGCCGTACACAGGCACGGCAGGAACGTAATTCAGGGTGGTAGTGCCTTCATCGTGCAGCGCCCATTCCATCTGCCCGTTCTGATTTTGCTTCTCGCGGTATACGCGCCATCTTCCGGAGTCCAGAACGCGAACCTGCTCAACATGCACCTCGGCAAACTCATCCTGAGGGTCCTGCTCGGTCACGCATTCAACAAAGCGAAGGTGCGTTAACAGTTCGCGCCCGTTAATGCGCTCAGAGCGCCAGTCAAGCAGGCTGTTTGCGCCGATTGATACCCAGTACGGACGAACGCCTGATGCCTTTGTTTGCGCAACCGTCATTTCGCCATTAGTCGGTGGGTAATCAATCAGGACGATGTTAATTCCGAACCCCATCGCCCCTTCCAGCACTCCAGCCAGGAATGAGTGAAGGTTTGTTCCCTGCATATCGATATCGTCGAACAGCTCAACGATGCGAGCAGGCACATCATCAGCCCAAGTAACTGGTCGGGAGAATGGTTTGCCACTCAGAACTTCAACAGTGCGGGAGAATGCAGGGAGTAACGTTGCTACCGCCAGGCGGCGTTTGTAGAAATTATCGTCTTCGTTAGGCCATTGCGGGAGATATGTTTTCCCGGCCTCTCGCATCTCTTCCGTGCCGCCCAGCAAAGCGGTAATCATAGGCCAGCATTCTGCAATAGCCTCGACTTTTGCTGATCGCACTCTTACAGAATCGGTCATAGTTAATTCCAGTTATGCAGAAAAATGACGCATTTTCGTTTTGAATGTCCGCTTATTGTTTTTGACCACAGCGAAGTAGCGGAAACCGTCAGAACCGTGCGATGTCCAGTCATGAAGTGGCTTATCTTTCCAGCATCCTCGCTTCTCATCCCATTCCTTGCGGTATCCCTCGAGAGCGTTAATGCCTTCTTCGCATTTAGCCTCATCGAAAACACACATCGGCAGGATTTCACGCACCGCTTCTATGCCGGTATCGACCGATTCACGAGGCACAACGTTGAACTTGATGCTGTAGCGCTGACCGTCGATTTCGTAGCCTTCTTTGGCTAACTCCTTGCGGGATTTAGCGTCACTGCCAAACTCACGGTTTTCGATATCGTGCGGGCCCCAATGCTCACCATATGTGTATCCCTTATCTTTCAGGATTTTCATGTAGTGACGCAGGCCTTCGCCGCTGTTTTCGTAGTAGTCGATGACATGAAACTCGCTGCCGACCTCTCGAACAAACCAGATCGCCGTGGAGTCACCCACACCGATATCCCAGAACGTATGCACGGGGAGGTGAGGATTGTCTGGAATGACACCAATACGTTTTTGCGTGTACAGCCAGTGGAACTGCTTGGCGTAATAAGCGCCTTCGACTGATTGCTGGAATGCTTCTTCCGGCGTCGATGGGTATTCGCGCTTCATATCATCGCCAAGCGTCTTCTCTTTGGCGTAATACCAGGCCCGCTGGCGCTCGTTGATGGAGATGCAAAGCTTTTGCTCGATGCCATTGAAATAATCAGTCAGGCGCTGCGGTAGAGGCTCAACAGGGTCAATGGCGTATTCCGGATTCTTCCACCAGGAGAAGAAGAAAAACTTCCAGTCGAGATTTGAAAGCTTTTTACCCTGTAACTGCGCTTTCTCTGCTGCCTGGCAATATTCATAGAAGTAACCTGCCCGGCCCTCTGCCGTGCTCTCGATAGTAGCGAAGCACCCAGTCGATACCGCCTCAAACGCACCAGTGACGATTTCACGGGCTTTGTCCGGATACTTGGCGCATATCTTGCCGAACTCGGAAACGTGCAGGTAACGCAGCGTACCGCCACGAAATGACGTGCTGACGTAGAGTGATCCGCCCTTCTTAAAGACGAGCTCACCAGACGAATCGTTGCTCGCCGGGTTGGCCGCCTTTATTTCTGCTGGAAGCTTGTCGTATGCGTACTTCACCTTTTCGCGGAACAGGCGCTTTGCGTCATTCAGCGTATGGGCGATCAGCGCGCACTTAGCCGACTCGAACAGGGCCGCGTCGAGCTGGATGATACACACCTCAGTTGTGAAACCGAGCTGACGTGCTTTCAGGATGATGTTGCGGGTGTGGATTCCCTCGAAGTATTCCCGCTGTTCAGGCGTCATCCTGAAGCGCGTCGGCTTTCCCTCTTTGTCGGTAATCCAGTAGAGATTATTCAGCCGCCAGTCTTTATCGGACAGCAGCTTGATGTGCTCAGGTTTCATTACGCCCCCTGAGACAGTGAATCCATCAGGTTAGACAGGTCATCAACCGTCTTATTGTCTTCCTCGGTGTCGAGGTTATACGCCTTACGCTCAGCGTTTATCACTTTTATCTGAGCATCGACACCAGCAGTGATCGAGCGAGACATTGAGGCGTGATTGTCTTCCGTAATTTCTGCGTCTTCGAGGAAGTCGCGGAGCTTATTGGTGATGCCGCGCCATGCCGCCAAACTTTCCCGATGAGCCATGACTACAGCGGCCGCCTCATCGGATGCCTGGTCAATAATCTGCTCATCAGTAACCACTGGTGAATGGTTACCGTCTTTGGTTACCGACTTGGTTACCTTGGCTTTCGTTGCCGCCCTGACCTTTTCTGTCAGGTCGCGCTGCCATCCTTCTTTGTTTGCTCTCTTCAGGATGGTGGCGTGGTTAACACCATGCTTTTCACCGATTGCCCTTACTGACAATGAACCAGCCCGGTAAGCCGATTCAATGGCCTCCCAATCTGGTTTGCTCATTGGTTACTCCGTTATTTCTTTACAGGCTCATACTTCAGCTTCTGGGTAATGCCATGCTTAACGAGGAAGTTTCTCACCTTTTGGTAGTCAGGCTCGCAACGCATCATCAGGCAGAAAACTGTCAGCGTCCTTAGGTAGACAGGAACCCACCACCTGCTTTTGATTTCAACTGACAGTCTGCACATCGCCATTGATTTCTTCCTCGCTAGGAACTGGTGTGAACTCCACGCGCTTTACATCAGTAGGAGCGAAATACAGCCACTGACCCGTCTCAGTCGCCAACGGCACAAAGCCGTTCACCAGCTCAGGCTGACGTCGCGACATCTTGCCAGTGAAGGTTTCGCCTGTCTGGGTAGTTAGCGTAATTTGGTAGATGTCGGACATGGTTACCTCTTTGCCTTGTCGCAGCTGTTGCCCTGCTTCTCAGAAGTGCTTAGCCACTTACGGCTTACCCGTCAGCAAGATGTGATCACCATCCTTGCGGGGTTACACAGATCATTATCGAAGCCCCTCGGTGAAGAGCTTCTGTAATGAAGAACCGTTGTGAAAGTGGCTCTCTAAAACCACATATTTGTGGTTATGCAGCCAGGCGGTGCTGTTCTTCGATAAGCGGCTGGCGGTGATTACGCTCGAACATACCGCGCAGCACTTCTTTGCGTTGTTCGAAGTCCCACCCCATGCTGATAAACACGGTGTTAGCACGCTGTAGCTCGGTGATGCAGTGAATTTGTTCCGGCGTCAGGTAGTCGCGGATCGGCTCTTTCTTCCCGATTTCGTGATGCACGCGGAACTTGGCCGCCGTCATGCCCAGCGCCAGCCTGTTAATCAGGTCAGCCTCATTGGAGAAATGATGCGGTGCAATCTGCTTACCCTGAGCCTCTCGCTCATGTTTAATGGCGTCTGTCATAGGCTTGTATTCCAGGCGCGCCGAGTTGCGATCCATCTTCTTCTTTGCCAGCGCGCTGCGCATCGTGAAGAACTCAGATACCAAGCGCTTCTTGAATGCCCGGACAACTTCGTTGTTTCGCATGTAGGTGATCAGTAGCGTGGTTTGCTGTTCGTTCAACAACGCGACGCGAACTTTGGAATTGTTGTACCCAGCTCGGATTTCAAATCCGACCTCTCCGAATTCCTCAAGGTCACTTTTGTTACGGTCAACCAGCTTGATGATGGTGTCATGGTCTCGCCCAACGCCCTCGGCGATGGCTGCGGTATTGGTTACCAAGTCGAGCTTCTTGATTTCAACTAATTGCATGGCGATGTTCCTTAAGAAAGATGAGCCTGTTCGCACAGAAAAGCCGCCCCGAGATGGTCGCCACCATATACGGCAGTTCTCAGGCTCAGCTTTCTGAAAGACTCGGGTTGTCTATGCGCTGCGACGCGCAGTCTGGATAAATCCCATCACCGATGACAGAAAATTCGCCAGCGGTAACAGGCATAAAAAAGCCCCGCGTTGTAGCGAGGCTCATTTAATGGACTTTGTGATTTGCAAAGTGCGGTCAAAACATTTTTATTTCAGGCACTGCTCTTTGATGTAGTCCTGCATGCCGCGAATCATTTTGTCAGCGGTTGCGATTCCGTCCCGGTGATAGAAATAATTCCGTCGAGCGTCTGGAGTAAGTTCGGGGGATCCTGCATCATCCATGCCGGTGGCGGAGGAGGCTTTTGACACTCTATGGCAGGTTGCGGCGATGCGCAGCCGTTTAGCGCCAGAATCGACATCCCGACGCAAATCGTTAATGGTCTTTTTCGCATCGGACAATTCCTTCGTATATTTGGCATCCAGCACAGCCACATCTCGCTGGCGCACCTGCATATCTTTGATGGTGGCGTTAGCCAGGCGGAGATTCTTGGTGGCTTTATCGCGCTGGTCTTTGTAGGTGATGGCGTTGTCGCGGTAGTGATTAACTAGGAACGCCAGCACGCCGATTAACGCCAGCACCAGCAACTGCAGCCAGTAACGCTTAACCAGTGCGCTAATCAAGACAGGAACAGAGCGCGCTCCGCCTCACGCCGACGGGTCAGCCCGTTCAGGACTTTACCGCCAGCTTTATTCCAGCGCAGGAACTCATCAGCAGCACCAGCGTAATCCTCGGCGTTGAGTTTTCGCAGAAGGGTCGATGTCGACAAAGACCGGGCGCCGAGGTTATACGTGAACGACACCAGGGCGTCGAATTGCCCCTGAGTTAGCCCCACTTTAACCAGGCGAGACACGTCGCTTTCATAGCTGACCAGTCCGGTCTTCAGCAGGCGTTCTGCAGTTTCCTGCTTAATCGTCATCCCGGCTCGGATCGGTTTACCGTCGACAGGTTTGGTCCAGCCATAGCCGATCGTCCACACTCCGACGCTGTCCTGATACGCGGTGAGCTTGCAGCCTTCGAACTCTTTGATCAGGGCAATGCCCTTTTCGCTGGTTTGCATGGACTACTCCGTTATAACGACCTTCGCCAGGTTCCCACGTGCCAGCCACACCGCCATGCAGATGACGGAGTTCAGAAGCAGATCGCCGAGGTTAACCTGTACGTAGTGGCCGAGCAGAATGTTGAAGGCGTTGAATCCTGCGGCAAGGATGACCAGATAGGCCAGTACCGCGACACTCAGGCGATGACGCTTTCCCTCTTTACGGAAAAACATCAGCCTGACCATTATTAACAGGCAAACTATGGCGTTTGCATCCATCAGAAGAAGCTGCCATGTCATTTATCTTCCTCCCCCAGCCCCGGCATCTTCCCGCTTTTGGATTTGCGGAGAATGCGTAGCAGGACTGCAACGGAAATGGAAGCAGTGACAATTGCACCGACAGCTGGCGATACCTCAATGCTGGCCGGTGGCTTCATCAGGCTTAAAGGCGTGTTGATTATGCCGGCCATGATTTTTGCCATGGGCACGGAGAAGAACACGCCGCTGATAAACGATATCAGCGCAAAGATAGCCTGCTTCCAGAGTTGATGGGGATCTGAGGTCAGAACGTATAGCGCCGTTCCGGCAAGCGATCCAAGCATCACTGCTGGAGTCGCCTCCGGAAACAGCGTGGCAAAGGTTACACCGACTGATGACGATGTAATACCGACGCCTACGATAGTGAAGGTCTCAGACATAGTTATTCCGTGTGTAGTTAGTTCAGGCTCTCGGGCTGATTTAACGACAGCACGAAGTTAAGGTTTACCGGAGCCTGAATTCTTTGGTCACCACAGCAACGAGTCCATGGTGTTCGTTGGCGTAACGCTTAATAGGAGTCCGATGAAGCAATCCAGCCCCGAAATTCGATTATTTCAGGCATAAAAAAAGGCCCCAAAAGGGGCCTTGAGAAATGAGAGAACCTTAATTAGTTCTCGTTGAAATCTGGCTCAGCAGGCATATGGCTACCAAAAACAGTCGCTGCAAAGAAATTGCCATAAGGAACTAAGCCTATTTTATAGTCCGCAGCTTCAGCACCGCGAATAGCAGCAACTTCAAGCTCCACCTGATTCTTTAAAGCAGGTAGATCTTTCGGTGGTACCAAATTGTATTTTGCATTCCAGATTTCAACCAAACTTGACGCTGGGTAAACAGTTTTATCCTTCTTGTCTGCGGCAATAACGGCCTCAGCAATTGTGATAGTCCTGTTACGGTTAGAACTCTTCATAATCTAGCCTCACGTAAAATGGGGAATCCCATTTTAGTATGGGTATGAAGCCGCTCGAATCAATGAGGCGAAGAACAGATTTTTTTAAAAATATGATTTCACCATAAAAAAAACCCGCAACGTGGCGGGCTTTTCGAGGTTAATTATCTACAGGCGTTATACTCCATAATCAGAAGCATACAGGACGGTTTTATGCAAAGTCAATACCATCGTGCAAAAAAGTGTCGCCATTTGCTCCGATCATATTAATAAGTCGTTGCTTTCTCGAATTCTACAGCAGCGTGATGCTCCCCCTGGCGCAAAGTCTCCACCAGCATTTCATAGAAGGGTTTCCAGTTGCGTGACCATGAGGACTGATGAAGGTCAGGGAGGCGCTTCAGAATGGCACGGTGTACCGTCGCCGAGGAGATAGCAGAGAAACCATTACCAGAGCAACGTTCACACGTTTTGAAAACCGGTGCGCCGCGGTCTTTGGTCGCTTTGCGGTCCAACACTTCGCCTTTACCGCCACACCTGCACCGGGCAAGGATCACTTTCTTTCCTCCGCATGTTCCGCAAACCCTATTCACCAGCTCATTTTTAATCTTCGGGGCCACCACTTCGGCACCGTCGGCGTCGAAAATACCAGGATGTTTAACCACATCCTCATTCCCGGAGATAAACCCGGTACCGCTGCAACTGTGACATGTCACGCTGGTAGCCGCCGAACGGGAGTAATCAGCAAAGGCAAATTGTGCCAACATCTGCATACACCATCCGAAATGGCCACCAGCTGCTTTACGAACATTCTTTGGTGCCGTTTCCATCGCGTAACGTGCCAGCGCCTGAACTGCGAGCTGTTCATCCGTTTTACTGATACCAGCCTTTCCGAAGAAAGCGGCCAGGCCGAAGCGCGCACGGCTGCTGGTGGTGCCAATCGCCGCCATTACATCTGTTCCTGTAAGGCGGTCCGGTGAGGTCCCTTTCACATCGTCGCTGATATGCATACCCTGAGGGCTAAAGTGTTTTAGTGATGCTTCCAGTTCCATATCTCAAACCCTCGTCACGTTGCTGGCTTCCCACTCGAGATCAAGCTCGCTTTGCGGCTTCCCGACCAGATAGTTAAATGGTTTTTTCTCGCCTTCCAAAAACTGGTGAGAGCGAGAGTCAAAGTTGGCTCCGATATCGCCGATCCATCCTTCCCCTTCTCGTTGTTTCAACAAACGAATCATTGAGGCGGGAAGATTGATTGCGGCCTGTTCGTCTTTGTCGAGGCTCTCATAACCCATACGGTCCGCTTTCCTCTGTGCCAGCTCGCGGGGAATGTTGCGCCAGACGGCCATCACGTTGTCGGGCATATCCGTTAACGCGCCGGTGCCTTTTACGTCCATTTTTCCTGTTGGAGCAGAGTCGTTAGTTTTACGGGCGTGAGTAACCAGGAGGACGTGACAGTTGTGCTCATTCTTGAAGTCGCACAGTGTATCGATGAAGTCCTTCTGACCTGTGTAGTCTTCTTCGTCCAGTCCGCATTTTGCCAGGTTATCTATGACGAACAGCTCAATTCCATAGCGACGCCGGGCATAGGCAAAAATCTCAAGAAGCCGGTCGGCTTTGGCCGTTCCAGTGAGTTTGAATACCCAAAGGCGGTCAGAAAACCATTCGTTGGTCATAATGATTTCTTCACGCTTCGGTGAGGAGGTACAGATCGTTTGCCGCGTGAGTCGGGCAAGCATTTTGCCTGGTTTAAGCTCCAGTGAAGCAATACAGGTCCTGACGCCCTGACTCATCGCATCAATCGCGATATGTCCAACGAGCTCTGTTTTGCCGTGTCCATTCACGCCATTGACGAGGGTCAGCTCACCGGCACGGAACTTAAAGTTGTTGTTCAGCGAAGCCCATGGGCTAGTAAACAGGCCGGTATCCCGATGTTCGAATGCCTCGATGGTTTCCTGAAGCAAATCCCCTGCTGAGCAAAGCTCATCGGGATCGAAAAATTTAGCGCGCTCCATGTATTCCAGAATGGATTCGCTGTCCATGCCGTTCATCAGGCAATCGTTTATATCTTTGTGCGGGAGTTCAACCATGCGGCAGCGATGCTCTCCGAGGCGTCTGGCGATTTCTTTTGCAGCTTCACGGCCCACATCGTCGTTGTCCAGGCACAGCCAGATTTCCTGGAAGCGATCGAGGTTGTGATACTCGTATTCAATCCACTGCTGTTTGGCACCCTTTCCGCCGCCAAAGGGAACAGACAGGGCATCATAGCCAAGCTGCGTGAAGGTCATGCAGTCAATCTCACCCTCGCACAGCACTACCAGACGGGTGTTTTGATCCAACGCCTGCCAGCCAAACAGACATGGCTCACAATCAGCTTCAGCCATAATTAGCTTTTTACCGTTTGGCCGTTCGGTACCGATACGTTTTACCTGAAGCAGTTCGCCGTTCCGGATGTACGGGAATGCCACCGCAGGCACCTCGCGGTTTTCGTCGTGGTACCAGACCACTGCATCTGTCACTTTAAAACGATCGGCTGTTTCACGGGTAATGCCACGCGAAGCAAGGTAGTCGTAGCATTTACTAGCCGATTTAACGCCCTTCTTTGTCGGACGAGAGAACGTTTTTTTCTTCGCTTCGAAGTGGTGGTCGTCGTCTTTCAGACCAAGAAACTCTTTCGCCTCTCGCATGGCGTCATGTAACTGACAGTTACGCACCAGAACCCAGAGATCCAGCAGGTCACCGCTGTCGCCGCTTGCAAAATCCGCCCAAGTCTTCTTACCCCCGAGATTGATTTTCAGGCTCTTACCAGCATCACCATTGGTATTACCTGCGCACCACTCCTTGCCCTCAAGGTGTCCTCGTGGAAGCAAGTATTTCGCAACTCTTTCGGCGTTGTCCCACAATTTTTCAGATAACTCAGCAGGGGTCATCACACACTCCGTAAATCGAATTTGATAAAGCACATAGTCACGAACTCCTCACGCAGTAAGCCGCGGTTATAGCCAGCAACCAATAGACGTTTGAGGATGGTTTTCATGGGCGGTTAGCTCCGCGCTTCATGCGGTCAATTGCGGCCTGACTGATAAACACCTCAGCCGAACCGTCATTTGGTTTGGCATACCAGGACGCTCCTGTCCCACCAACGGCGTTTGTGCCTGCGGAAATTTGATGGGCTTCCTGTGGCTTTTCGTCGTTCCAGCGCTCACCGTTCAGGTATGAGGCTGGAAGGAGTTTGTCAAAGCCCATTTGCTGCGCCTTTGCCCTGACGCGAATATCTTCTGCCAGCATTACGGCGAAGCTATCAGGTGTACCTCGGTTCGCTTTTTTCCAGTCGCGATATTTGGTCCTGAACGCTGACTTAGCCTTGACCTTGGCATCCTTCCTCAGGCCTGCCCCCCAAAAAATATTTTCGAAAGCGGCATCGACTGGATCTGGGCCCTCAGCATCATCAGATTCTGAATCAGGTTTTTCCTGTGCAGGTTTACCTTTCGAATCGTCAGGTTTATCGCCATCGGTCCGATTCGAATCGGACAAATTAGTTTTATTCCTTTCCTCTTCCCTTCCCTTCCTTTCCTTTCCGTCAGTGAGTTCTTCGTGAGCATTCAGTGAGTCCTCAGTGTTAGCTCCATTACTTGTATGTGAATCATGAGTTTGTTTTTCATAATCACTCACTGAGCCATCCATGTAATTCGGTGCTGGTTTCCGTGAGTTATCAGCAACGTCTTCAGGAGTAGGTATTGTTGTTGCGGATGGTCGGTTAATTTTCTGGTGTTTAGAAAAACCATCAATGTGAATATATTCAACACCACTCACTGAATACTCACTGATTAACCCAGCCAGGCTAAGTTCTTTAATTAACGGCTCGCAGTCGATCATGTCCGCAGGGAAAATCTGCATCTTGATACGCTTCGGGGAGCGCACCAAATTGCCTTTGTCGTCGGCAAAATTGAACATTCCGATAAACATCAGGCGCGCCTCAAATGAGCACTCGACAATCTTCTCATCAGTCCAGAACTCAGGTTTAATTGTTCTAATGCGTGCCATCAATCATCCCTCCATCAGAACAAATAACTTCACTTACATCAGGCCTTGGCTGGAATTTGGCATCAACCAGGGATGCCTTGCGCGCATTGCAGGAATCACACAAACACTGCATGTTGTCTGGGTGGTGAGCCCCACCGTTACGTCGCGATAGAATGTGATCTGCGACCAATTTAATGCGGTCTTGACTGCCACAATGACGGCATTTGAAACCGTCGCGCCAAAGAACAAATTCGCGTAGTGCGCGATGGCAGGGTACGCGCATTTTCAGGCGACCTTTGATCGTGGGCACTTTCCATTTGTTGCCGTTCTGGTCTAACCAAAACTCAGACGGCACCTTTCCGTAATCACGCATTTTGCGCCTCCGAGACCTTCGTAAAATACTGTTGGAACTTCCAGACAGGCTGCATACATTCATGCGGATAATTCTGCCTGGTGAAGTACACCTGCTGCTTATCCCGACTCCAGCCGGTGACATGCACAATCACACCGCGCGGATCGCGATAATCGATATCCAATGGCTTAATTTGGTTTTCGGTAGTGATTGAGTGCGACATATCACACCTCATTGCCCGGGTGAGGGAATAATTTTGGTTTGTCAGGTCTCAGTTCATGGGCGGGAATCCCAGTTAAGGCCGCAACATCAGGCACATGTTCCACCCCAACAACACCAACCTTTCTCCAGCGAGAGACAGAGGGTTGTTTTACACCTATAGCGCGAGCTAGAGCATTTACTCCTCCAGCAGCATCAATAGCTCTTTCAATTGCTGATTTCATTTTTTTGCTAATCCCGTTCAGTTGCTATCGAACTAATGATAGCAATTGCTATTGGAATGAGCAATAGACTTGTTTATCATGCTTGACTAGAATGTGATAGCGGAGGCTATAAATATGCAAGAGAGAACACTTAAGACGCTAGCTGACAGACTTAACTACGCAATGCATGAGATGGGCATGAGCCAGGGGCAGTTAGCCAAAGCTGCGAATATGGCACAACCAACCATATGGCGAATAACATCTGGAAATGCTAGAGGCACAACCAAAATCGTTGAAATAGCTAATGCCCTGGGTGTTCGTTCGGAGTGGCTATCAAACGGTACTGGACCAATGAGGGGTGACGACCAACAACCACCCCCACCGATGAATAACAAAAAAGATCCAGCCATCTTCAGAGTTGACGTACTCGACCTTACCGTAAGTGCTGGCCCGGGCATAATTAACAGCGAATTCGTGGAGGTGCTGCGCTCCGTGGAATACTCAGTTGAAGATGCCCGTCAAATGTTTAATGGCCGGAAACAGGAGCAGATACGCATCATCAACGTTCGAGGTGATAGCATGTCTGGCACCATAGAGCCAGGGGACTTACTCTTCGTCGATATCAGCGTTCAGCACTTCGACGGAGACGGTATATACGCGTTCATCTACGATGACACATCGCATGTTAAGCGCTTACAAAAGATGAAAGACAAACTCTTAGTTATCTCTGACAACCATACCTATCTACCATGGGAACCAATCGAGAAGGAAGAGATGAACAAAATTTTCATCTTCGGAAAGGTGATCGGCAGCATGCCGCAGACCTACAGGAAGCATGGGTGAATAATGCAAATGAAAATAAAAACTTACGCATAACAAGCTGAATAGATTCTTAACCCGGCCAGTGCGCCGGGTTTTCTATGTTCCCCAAAATAGTAGCCACCAGTCAACCAGACGGGCGACTACCTGATCGGAACTCCGACCCTACCCTCTTGCTCTCTGCGAGCATCTCGCCCTTTCACAGTCCATTTTATTCTCAAGCTTCGATGCTCCAACTCCCGATATCTCATGTATTGGTAGATCACTGTCTAAAGGACAATTATTTCTACCGTGCTGTTACAAACACATCAGCAATAGATTTTTTTATTTTTGATATCAACGACATAAAAATTAATAGCAATTTAAATAGCAATACCTATTGCAAAGACCAATAGCAGGCTCTATCATCATTCTATCAAATCAACTCAGAGGTGATAGAAAATGTCTCAGAAGATAAAAACATTTAAGGGGTTGTCCATCCATCCTTGTGATGCCTTCAAGAATATGTCCTTGATTGTTGAAGCAGCTAGTTTGTTATCGGCGGTTGATGATGACGAGTATAGAGAAATTAGCGACATTCTTCTCGCGTTTGTCTGCAACTATGCAAACGAGGCCCATAAAAATGAATGGGATAAACGTTAATGAAAAATCCAATCGAAATGCTAAATGATATTGCTGCGGAAATCACTGAGAATGCTTCGTTACTGGAGGTTATTTACCGCATAAATGAATTTTCACCGGAAGCCGATAACACAATTGCCTGTCTGATTCGTTCTATGCTAAAGACCAGCCAAACTGCTTACGAGTATGTGGAACAACTTAGCATGCAGGATGGAGCTGAATGTCAGCGGGGACAGCAATTAGAATCGCCAACAGCGCTAGCTAATCAACTTAACTCTTGGGCTTGTGATATCGGCGATTGTAAGCTTGCCGTTTATAATTCAATGGATGATATACCCACAGAATCAAACTCAATTGGGGTTTTAAGTCTAGTCTCCCAAAAACTGGATGAAATGCAGAGCATTATTAGCTCTAAAGCGGACAAGATCGAATTCAATAAGTAACGCTAAATAATAAAACAAATAACACCTTCACTTGTGTGGCTTCCTGCAACCTGAAAATAGGGTTAGGTTAAAAATGACTTTCATCAAAGATAAAGCGGCATACAAAACAGCATGTCTTTTCTTTATGGCCTATGGCGACGAGTACCGCCATATATCTGACCTTTTCATGCGTAAAGCTTACGGAGTCTGAATATGCTCAGTAGAGACAGTTCTCTAGAAACCGCAAAAAATACAGCAGATAACCTTTATCAATTAATGGAGTTAATCAACTCCAATATTATTGATATGGATATCGAGCAAATAATTTCCCTGTCTGGCCTCTGCCTTGATTTATCGGCTCAGGTTTCAATGTGGATGGATTCGGAGTTTGAACGCCGTGAAAAACAACGTAATTGAAACTTACCGACGCAGAATTTTAAAGGCAGCGTTATTACGCCACCAGCGTAAAACAGGCAGTAACTGCCTTGTTATTAAGCTCAATAAAGGCGGCATTAACACGGTCGAGTTAACAGAGATTCTTCTCGATGGATTATTGAGAAAATTCGAAAGGCTTGCGATCAGTGAGTACGGGAATGTCGAAGGCGTAAAAGCTATCAAGGGAATTTACAGCAGCGCTGTTGATGTTAATGGCAGCGGTGAATTCCTTACGGATTGCGGGAAGGAATTAATCGACGAGCTCATTTCTGAGCTGGTTGAGTTCGTCAAAAAACAAAAAGTAGAAGCTCCGAAAACGGAGGGTCATGAAATGGAGGGATCTGATGGCTCTTACAGCGATACGAATTCCTGAGTGGGTTCACCTCAAAGCAGCACACGTTTTAAGCCAGTTCAGGGCAAGGCGCATCCATCCCTGCCGTATGCACGGCTCCGGGAATTTGAGCCTCAAGGTTAATCATCGCTGGCGGCTACTCTCCCGCGATGGCGGAAAGAACTGGGAAGTGATGTCACACGAACGCTATAGCAAAGTTAAGGATCGGAAATGAACGATAAACGCATCAGCACCACCTCAATTGACAGCGCCTTTGCCAAAGAGCTGCAGCCCGTTTACGTCGTATCACGACACGGCTACTCGCGCCGCTTCCTCAGCAGAAGCGCAGCGATCAGCAACCTTGCTCACTACATGGTAACCAAAACTTTTCATCGTGCCGGTTTGAACACCAACGAACCAGACGAACCTGTTTTCAGCAATGGTGTGCTCGTCAACCGCATGGGCCAGCACACACAGCAATATCTGTTTGCACATAACCGATGCATGCGGCGCATTCGCCGAATTCTGGAACGTAAGCGCGAAACTCAGAAGTGGCTTGAGAAGTGGGACGCGATGCACGACCGATTCGTGAAAGAGCAGGCAGAACTGCAGGCCACTAAACCAGAGGGGCTGCGCTGATGATTGCCTACTTACGCATCGTTCTATCGCTGGTAATTGTCGCCAGCGTTTATGGGCTGTTTGTTCCGATCCTCATATCGATGAAGGACACCACAGCTGTGTTATCCGGTTTTGCCCTGGCGATCCTGACCCCGCCATGCATCTACGCCATCTGTAAGGGTCTTGTTGTAACCGTAACTAAGGAAAAGAAATGAAAAAAGCAATTATGGCTTCAATTATCGCGCTCTCTGCCATCGGTCTTGTAGGTTGCGATCGTGTCGAGCCCGGCAACGTGGGAATCAAGGTGAATAAGCTGGGAGACGACAAAGGTGTCGGTGAAGTGGTTGGCGTAGGCCGCTATTGGACCGGCTGGAACACAGAGGTCTACATCTTCCCAACCTTCAAACAGATGAAAACCTACGACGACGCATTCAATTTCCAGATGAGTGACGGCACTACGATCGGCTATCACATTGGTGTCGCCTATAAAGTTGATCCAACCAAAGTGACGACGGTCTTCCAGACCTATCGCAAAGGTGTGGACGACATTACCGATACCGATCTGCGCCAGAAGATTGCCGATTCCCTTAATCGTCTCGCAAGCCGCATGAGCACCGATAAGTTCATTGACGGTGGGAAAGCTGAGCTGCTTGAAAACGCTCTGAAAGAGATCCAGTCCGACATGGGGCCGGTAGGAATCCAGGTTATCAGCCTTTCTTACGTAGGCCGTCCGGAGTACCCGCCGACAGTTATCGACAGCATCAACGCCAAAGTCACCGCCAACCAGAAGACCCTGCAGCGCGAGCAGGAGGTGAAACAGCGTGAAGCCGAAGCAAACATGCTGCGCGCTGAAGCGGATGGCCAAGCAGACGCAAAGTTGAAGTTGGCGGAAGCGGAAGCGAAGTCTATCCAGATTCGTGGGCAGGCCATGCGCGAAAACCCTGAAGTGCTTCAACTGGAGGCCATCAACAAATGGAATGGCACCCTCCCACAGTACATGGCAAGTGGGGCTGGTACTCCATTCATTCAGGTCAAGTGATTCGCCAGCCCGGCGTAAAGCCGGGCACTCAGAAGGATATCGAGCATGAACACAGTAACGATCAATAACAAACATCTGCCGGCAGTCGAATATCGCGGTCAGCGCGTTGTGACGCTGGCGATGATTGATGAAGTCCACCAGCGACCTGATGGAACTGCTGGACGTAATTTCCGAGAAAACAAGTCTCGACTTATTGAAGGAGAGGACTACTTCGAATTAGGTTCCGACGAAATTCGTCGACACCTCCCTGACGGTACTTTCTCCAAATTTGCAGCATCAGGAATTGTGCTGGTCGAATCCGGTTATCTGATGTTGGTGAAATCCTTTACCGACGATCTGGCCTGGCAGGTTCAGCGCGAACTGGTTAACAGCTATTTCCGCACTCGCGCTCCGCTAACGGAAATCGAGATGATCGCCGCAATGGCCGCCGATGCCGTTCGCCAGCAGAAGCGCCTGAATCATGTTGAAGAGCAGATCGAAACGGTCACAGAAGCTGTGGAGAACATCAAACGCGGGACCATGCGCGCCGGTTATGTCGGTTACCGCCAGGTGGTAGCCAAAAGCGGAATGAGTGACGCCAAGTGCCGGAATTTGGTAAATGCATACCGCATCCCGACAGACACGCACAAATTTATGACTCCAGACGGGCTGTTGTCACGTAGGGCTATTGTCGAACTGGAGCCGTTTATGGCCGCATTTCGCCAGATGATGTCAGAAGCTGAACCGCGCGGCACCCGCTGGTATCACCCTAAAATGGGCCTGTTCCAGGCGATTGGGTGGGAGGGTTAAGAATGCACAAATTCTTCGTGGAGACAGACAACCTGAACACTATCAGCGATTGCCTGAAGCAGCTTGTTAACGCAGAAGAAGCACAGCTCAGTATTGAAGAGCAGCTGGCGAAATCGAACAGCAGCAGTGACTGGAGTACATGGCGCAAAAAGGCAGAGAACGCGCTGCGGCTGATCAAAGGGAAGCGCCGAATCATCACAGCTCGTTTGGCAGTTCTGCGTCATGAGGAAAAAGAACGCAACCTGGAGCTGCACCAGCAGCACAACGATTTCCTGGTTCAGGCTCTGCGCGAAATTGTAACGCCCTCCTCTTTTGCGCGTTGCGTGCGTCTGGCTAAAGAGAAAATGGAGGAGCTCCATGCAAACCAGTGCTGAAATCGTTCTTCTGGTGCCGAATGACTGGGTTAGCGAAAAGGTTCTGATTGCGGTTACCGGGCTCAAGCCCGGAACCATCACCCGCGCCAGAAAAGAATCCTGGATGCTGGGCCGCGAGTACCTGCACATTTCACCAGATGGTAATCCCAAGCCTTCGAGCGAATGCATGTACAACAGGAAAGCCGTTGATCAGTGGATCGAGGCGCAGAAAAAAAATCAACCAGGTGCGAAGACAGCATGAAAAGCAGTACACTCGTCCACGCTCCTGGACGTCAGGAGGGATCAATGGCTAATGCATCATACCCGACAGGCGTCGAAAACCACGGCGGTTCGCTCCGCATCTGGTTTCTGTATAAAGGTAAACGTGTCAGGGAAAACCTCGGTGTCCCTGACACTGCAAAAAATCGCAAGATAGCTGGTGAGCTGCGTTCTTCGGTTTGTTTTGCGATAAGGATGGGGAATTTAAACTATGCAGAAAAATTCCCAAACTCACCGAACCTTGCTCGGTTCGGTCAGGATAGAAAGGAAATTACTGTGCTGGAGCTTACCGAAAGATGGTCAGAGCTGAAAAGAATGGAGATCAGCTCTAATACCATGAGTAGGTACGAATCCATCATAAAAAACATGCTTCCGCGCATCGGCGAAAATAAAATGGTTTCTGCGGTTACCACTGAAGATTTGCTGTATGTCAGGAAGGAGTTGCTGACGGGCTTCCATGTAATGAAGAAGGATCACCGGACACAGGTAAAAGGCCGGAAGTCTTCCACAGTGAATAATTACATGATGCTGATGGCCAAGATCTTCCAGTTTGGAGCTGATAACGGCTACGCAAAGGAAAACCCGTTTAGCGGAATTAACCGTCTCAGGAAGGCAAAAGACGAACCAGATCCACTCACGACAGACGAGTTCATCAGGTTCATTCAGGCATGCGGCCACCAGCAGATGCGAAATCTCTGGACCGTCGCCGTTTATACTGGAATGAGGCATGGGGAATTATGTGGTCTTGCATGGGAAGACATCGATCTCACCGCGGGAACCATTACGGTTAAGCGTAACCTTACCCAAACGTATGAGTTCACCCTGCCAAAAACCGAGGCAGGCACTGACAGGGTGATTTATCTCATACAACCAGCTATTGATGCCCTCAGGAATCAGGCCCAACTGACGCGCCTTGGCCGGCAGCATGAGGTTGAAGTGAATTTGCGTGAATATGGCCAGTCAGTCATACATCCATGCACTTTCGTTTTCAGCCCTCAATGCGTCAAGCGTGGGTCACGAAGAGGATATCATTACGCGGTTAATTCGATTAATAAAATTTGGGGCCCGATAATCAAGCGCGCCGGTATACGGTACCGCAACGCGTATCAGTCACGGCATACCTATGCGTGCTGGTCATTGTCAGCCGGGGCGAACCCAAATTTTATAGCGACTCAGATGGGGCATACCGATGCACAGATGGTTTACAAGGTGTATGGAAAGTGGATGTCAGAGAAGAGCGGCGAACAGGTTACTCTACTCAACAAGGCGCTTTCACACATTGCCCCATCGTTGCCCCAAAGCATGATAGCAGCGCAGTAGAAAACCTTAAATTCAAGTGGTTAGCAGCCCTGTTGCTACATTTGTATAACACGGGGCACAAAATGCCCTCGACCATAAAACGCGCTTATGTTGTGATCGGGGTTCAATAAATCACTAAACAAGGTATACTCCGGAGTTGTTTATTGTACTAAACGCTCCTGTGAGAGGATGCTACTGCGCACCTATGACTCAATTCGCTTCTCCAGTTCTGCATACGTTGCTGGATACCGACGCGTATAAACTGCACATGCAGCAAGCCGTTTTCCACCATTACTATGACGTTCATGTCGCGGCGGAATTCCGCTGCCGTGGCGACGACTTGCTCGGTATCTACGCAGACGCCATTCGTGAACAGGTCAATGCTATGAAGCATCTGACGCTGCAGGACGAGGAATATCAGTGGCTTTCTGGCCTGCCTTTCTTCAAAGCCGACTACCTGAACTGGCTGCGCGACTTCCGCTATAAGCCGGAGCAGGTCACCGTGGTTAACGATAACGGCAAGCTGGATATTCGCCTTGCAGGTCCGTGGCGGGAAGTGATCATGTGGGAAGTGCCGCTTCTGGCGGTAATCAGTGAACTGGCTCACCGCTACCGTTCCCCGGAAACGGGCGTAGCGCAGGCGGTGGCCTCGCTGGAAAAGAAACTCGCTGACTTCTCCACGCTGACCGCAGGGCTGGACATGTCCCGCTTCCGCCTGATGGACTTTGGCACCCGCCGCCGTTTTTCGCGTGACGTTCAGGAAGCCATCGTTAAACGTCTGCAGCAGGAGCCGTGGTTCGTGGGCACCAGTAACTACGATCTGGCCCGTCGCCTCAATCTGACGCCAATGGGTACCCAGGCGCACGAGTGGTTCCAGGCGCATCAGCAAATTAGCCCTGACCTGGCTAACAGCCAGCGCGCAGCGCTGGCCGCATGGCTTGAGGAGTACCCGAGTCAACTCGGAATTGCCCTCACGGACTGTATTACGATGGATGCCTTCCTGCGCGACTTTGGACCTGAATTTGCGGAGCGTTATCAGGGGTTGCGCCACGATTCCGGAGATCCGGTTGAGTGGGGTGAGAAGGCGATTGCCCATTACGAGAAACTGGGCATTGACCCGATGAGCAAGGTGCTGGTCTTCTCCGATAATCTCGATCTGGCGAAAGCCGTCGAACTCTATCGCCATTTCAACGCCAGAGTAAACCTGAGCTTCGGGATCGGTACCCGGTTAACCTGCGACATTCCTCAGGTAAAACCTCTGAATATCGTGATAAAGCTGGTGGAATGTAACGGCAAACCGGTGGCGAAACTCTCCGACAGCCCGGGCAAAACCATCTGCCATGACAAGGCGTTTGTCCGCGCGTTGCGCAAAGCCTTCGATCTTCCCCAGATCAAAAAAGCCAGTTAA